CCCTGAACGCGTAGAGGATGCGATGGCCGATGTGGCTGTCATCTTCCACTTCCAGCCCAGCGAGATGGACCGCTGGACCGTGACCGAGTTGATGGAATGGCGGGAGCGAGCCGTCGAACGTAGCGGAAACAACACATGATCCCCACCAGCGCAGCCCTCTCCCCGTCCACCCGCCGTGATCTTTCGGCGGCCCACACCGAGGGGCTGCGCTGATGGCCGCTGACAACCTGCGCATGCAGGTCATCCTGTCCGCAATGGACAAGGCAACCGCTCCATTCCGCAAGATCCAGCGCGGTGGCAAAGGGCTTGCCGACCAGCTGCTGCAGTCACGCGAGGCACTGCGCAAACTCAATGCGACCCAGCGCGACCTGGGCGCGTTCCGCCAGCAGGTAGCCGCATCCCGTGAATCGGCCACGGCCTACGCCGCACAGCAGGCCAAAGTGCACAGCCTGGCCGCCGCCGTCGCCGCAACCGCGCAGCCCTCCCGCGCACTGACCAAGCAGTTCAAGGACGCCACCCGCGTCGCCGGGTTGATGAAGGACAAGCAGCAACAGCAGGCCGCAGAGTTGCAGCGCCTGCGCAGTGGTCTGGATCGCGCCGGCATCAGCACGCGCAACCTGGGCAACGATGAGCGGCGCCTGCGCGCGGACATCGCCCGCACCAACGAGAGCATCAAGCGGCAGGAGGCACATCTTGCCGCCGCCAACCGCATGAAGGAGCGCGCAGCGAAGCTGCAGAGCGCCGGCATTGGCATGGTGGGCACTGGCGCCGGGCTGGCATTCGGCGGCCAGCGCGCCTTGATGGCTGGGGCTCTGCCACTTTCCGAGGCGATGAGCTTCGAATCTGCGATGGCCGATGTCCGCAAGGTCGTCGACTTCGACACGCCCGAGCAATTCAAGGAAATGGGCCGGGAGGTGCAGAACCTCTCGACCAAGCTGCCAATGCTGTCCACCGACATTGCCAAGATCGTTGCTGCTGCCGGCCAGGCCGGCATTGCCAAGGCCGAGCTGGTCAGGTTCGCCGAGGATGCGGCCAAGATGGGCGTTGCCTTCGACACCACCGCCGAGGACGCCGGCCAAACCATGGCCACTTGGCGCACTGCATTCCGCATGGGGCAGGACGATGTCGTCGTGCTGGCCGACAAGATCAACTACCTGGGCAACACCGGCCCCGCCAGCGTCCAGAAGATCAGCGAAGTGGTGAACCGCATCGGCGCGCTCGGCGAGGTCGCCGGCCTCGGCAGCGGCCCGCTGGCCGCGCTGGGTGCGACGGTTGCTGGCATGGGCATCGAGTCCGAGGTATCCGCGACCGGCATCAAAAACATGCTGCTCACCTTGTCGTCGGGCGAGGCCGCCACCTCGCGCCAGGTCGCTGCGTTCAGCAAGCTGGGCATCAAAGCCACCGATATGGCGCAAGCCATGCAGAAGGATGCAGGCGGCGCCATCCTGAGCGTGCTCGACAAGCTGAAACTGCTACCCAAGCATGAGCAGGCGGCGACGATGACCACCCTTTTCGGGCGCGAATCCATCGGCGCGATCGCTCCGCTGCTGACCAACCTTGAACTGCTGAAAAGCAACTTCGACAAAGTGACCGATGCCACCAAGTACGGCGCCTCGATGTCGGCCGAGTACGCCGCACGTGTAGCAACGTCGGAGAACGCGCTGCAGCTGCTGAAGAACACTGTGAACGTAACCGGCCAGGCCGTCGGCGAGACGCTGCTGGGCGACTTCAAGGCGCTGGCCGAACGCACGGCAGAAGTGGTTCAGCGGGTGATTGAGTGGGTCCGCGAGAACCCGGAGCTGGTGAAGATGCTGGCAAAGGCGGCCATTGTGGGCGCCGCCCTGGTGACGGTCTTCGGTGCATTGATGGTTACCGCTGGCGTGGTCGCCATGTCGTTCTCGCAGATCAGCGCGGCCATGGCGCTGCTGTCATCTGGCGGTGGCATGGGTGGTCTGGTCACCCGCGTAATGTCGCTGGGCGGTCGCGCGTTCCCGATGCTGCTCAACGTGGGGCGCATGCTGCTGCCGCTGCTCGGCGGCATCAGTCTGCCGGTGCTTGCCATCGGCGCCGCTGTGGCTGTGGTCGCCGCCCTGGTGTGGAAGTATTGGGAGCCGATCAAGGCGTTCATGATCGGCGTATGGGAAGGCATCCTAGACGTGGTCAATCCGATCATGGACGAACTGAAGACCGCGCTGGAGCCGCTGGGGCCGGTGTGGGACATGATCTCCAACGCAATGAGCCAGGCATGGGATTGGGTCAAGAAGCTGTTCGAACCGTTTGAGGCAACCAGCGAGCAGCTGCAGGGCGCCACTGACGCCGGCCGAGGCTTCGGCCAGATCCTCGGCACCGTGCTGACGGTGAACCTGCGGCTGGCGGTGAAGGCCATCGGCTGGTTGGTCGACGCGTTTACCACCATCCTGCCGATCATCAAGAACGCCATCGGCGGCGCGTGGAAGTATCTGCAGGGCGCATGGGATCTGATCGTCGGCTTGTTCACCTTGGACGGCGACCTGATCCGCAGCGGTTTGTCGTCCATGTGGGACGGCATCAATCAGATCCTGGTGGGCTGGCCCGCCAAGATGCTGCAGTCGGGCAAGGATATGATTTCCGGCCTGATCGACGGCATCCGCTCGATGGCCGGCTCCGTGGGCGATATCGTCAGCAACATCGGCAGCGGCGCCGTGTCTGCGTTCAAGAGCGTGCTGGGGATCCATAGCCCCTCACGCGTGTTCAAGCAGCTGGGCGATTACACCATGCAGGGCTTGGCCGGCGGCCTCGACGGCGGCCAGGATCGCGCTGTGCAGTCCGTGGTGGGCCTTGGCGACCGCATGAAGCGTGCCGGTGCTGGAATGGCGCTGGCGGCCGCTGTGACGCCTGTGGTGCCTGTCAGCAGTGCGCCGGTCATGGCGCCGTCTGCCGGCAGCGCAGGCATGGCGCAGGCCGGCGGCAACACCTATCACATCACCATCCAAGCCGGTGCTGGCGCCGATGCGCAGGCCATTGCGCAGGCCGTACGTGCCGAACTGGATCGCCGCGACCGCGAAGCGGGTTCACGGCGCAACGCCCGCCTTACTGACTGAGCACTGCCACCATGATGATGTCCCTGGGCACGTTCGTTTTCTCGCTCTCCACGGCCGCCTACCAGCAGCTGCAGCGCCAGATGTCATGGCGCCACCCAACCAGCGAACGCGTAGGTGCGCGGGCGGCGCGGCAGTTCGTCGGCCCCGGCGAGGAAACCATCGATCTATCGGGCGTGATCCATGCCGAGCTGGCCGACGATCTGCTAACGCTGGACGTGCTGCGGGAACTGGCCGCCGAAGGCCGGCCGCTGGCGCTGGTGGAGGGCAACGGCACGGTCTATGGCGCTTACGTCATTCTCTCGATCAACGAGGGCCGCACGGAGTTCTTCTCCGATGGCACGCCGCGCCGCATTGATTTCCAGCTGCAGCTGGCGCGTACCGACGATGACGCCGAGGAAGCGGCAGCATGAGCGCGTTCTACCCCATTCCGCAGTGGCGCGCGACGCTGGACGGCGTGGACATTACCCACCGTATTGCACCGCGTCTGCTGGATCTGAGCCTGACCGAAAGCCGGGGCGATGAGGCCGATCAGGTGGACCTACGCCTGCATGACCATGACGGACGCCTGGCGCTGCCGCGTCGCGGTGTGACATTGGCGCTGGCATTCGGCTGGGCCGACAGCGGCATGGTCAACAAGGGCACCTTCGTGGTCGATGAGGCAGAACATAGCGGCCCGCCCGACATCATCACCATTCGCGCACGCAGCGCGGATCTGACGCACTCGATTCGCACGCGCCGCGAGCGCAGCTGGCATGACACCACGCTCGGGGCCGTGCTGAGCGCCTTGGCCGGGGAACACTCGCTGAAAGCGGCCATAGCGCCTGCGCTCGATAGCGTCGCGTTGCCGCATCTGGATCAGGCAAACGAAAGCGACGTGAACCTGCTCACGCGGCTGGGGAAGCGATTCGACGCCGTGGCGACCATCAAGGCCGGTACGCTGATCTTCAAGCCCATCGATCGCACCACAACCGGTGACGGCATCAGCCTGCCGGTGCAGAAGTTGACACGCGCATCGGGGGATTCGCACCGATACGCCGTGGTCGACCGCGACGCGGTGACCGGCGTGCGTGCTTACTGGGGTGATCGCGGCGCGGCGCGGCGCAAGGCCGTGCTGGTGGGCACCGACAAGAACGAGAAGAAGCTGCAGGCGACCTACGCCAGCGAGAGCGAGGCACGACAACATGCGACGGCGGAGTTGCAGCGGTTGGCGCGGGGTACAGCGACACTGTCGTTCAAGTTGGCGTTAGGCCGTGCCGATCTTTACCCCGGTCAGACGGTGAATGTCGCGGGCATCAAGCCCGAGATCGACGGCACGGACTGGCTGGTGGTGAAGGCGACGCACACCATTGATGGTGGCGCCGGCTTTACCACGTCCCTTGAACTTGAACGCGGGGCAACGGCGTAGGCGCCTGTCGCGTTTGCCTCTACAGGCGCCCTTGCCCCGGTCGATATTTTGACCAACAGCCAGTATCAGCTGCCCGATATTTAACTCGAGCGTTTCCGACCACCCTTGTTGCGCGAACCGATCTGGAAGCTGACATCGCCCTGGGTCACCGTGCCCGCATTGACCTGGCCGGAATTGTTGCCACCCACCATCGGCGCCGCGCCAGCTTCCGCATGCTTTGCAGCAGCCTCCTTTGGCGCCGTCAGCATCAGCCGGACCGCAAAGCGCATTTCAGGCGAGGCCGAGCGGAAGCGCGCCAGTATCTCGCCATCTTCGTCGTCCAGTTCGGTTGGGAATCCGGTCAGCACATACCCGATATCAACGCCCAGCGCGGCCAGTTCGTGCAGGTAAGCGGCGGTCGGTGAGTTGACGCCCGTCTCGTAGCGCATCTGCGTGTTCTTGTTCTTTCCGGCGCGCGAGCCCATCTCCTCTTGGCTCAGGTCCAGGCGCTCACGTTCGGCACGCAGTCGTGCGCCCACGCCGAGCTTAGGATCTTCAGTGAGTGACATTTTTCGAACTCTCCATGTTGACTGGTGCGCTTTTTCGCAC